TAACACTAATTTTGCAAGGCGATTTGTATGTTACGTCCTTTGGGGTACGAGGCTTTAGTAATTTGCCAAGATATCTTTTATTTTCGGACGATGGGTCAAAAGAAACATCAAATGGCGCGTCTGCGCTGGCATAAAACAAAGGGTCGCCCATCGTGTACGTGATCTTGATGTCTAGATCTTTATCGAATAGTGCGCCTTCAATTTTAGAAATATACCCAGACCCGTTAAACCATACACCACTATATAATACATGTATGTTGGTTTTGGTACGGTGTTGACACCCCATCATCTGGTTAAGAATGGTCTTAGCTTCGTAAATATCATTCGGTCGAATTGTTAGTACAATTTCTCGGTCCGCGGTACGTCCACCACCCAAGAAAGCGCCACCGGCGGGCCGCTGAGTCTTGCTAAATGCAAAATCCAGCGTTGCCAAACCAGTGGCGCTTACGATGACTGCCGAGTCCGACTTCGCAATGTTACTCGGCGCACCTTGAGAGAAGATAACCGTGGGAGAGAAACAGTTCACGTTTAAAAGTTCAGCGCGCTGCTGTAACGTGATCTGTTCAATCATCTAAGGATTCCTTTTCTTGAGGTCTTCTAATTGTTTCCGGGTATTACGATAAATCTCATACGTTGACAACGCTTGCGGCGAAGTGTTGTTCTGGACGTATTCGATGTTCGTAATGTTCGTATCTCCAGCAGCCTTGGCGTCAGCGGCGGTATCGACCTCCGTCGACGCTTTAGCTGCTTCGGAATATGTGTTGTTGATCGGGATATAACGGTTCAAGGCGTCCATATCACGCTTGGCCTGGTCGAGATTCACCACGGGGGTGATGGTGGGAGAAATATCAGAGTTGAAATTATCCTCAATCTCGTCCATAGCTCGCATGAGGGCGTCTTTCATCGTACCCACACCGCCTTGAATGGTCTCCTGGTCGTCCATGCCATCCGCTAGACCCTTGACAAGGAAATAGCCGAACTCACGGAAGACCGTCGACGGCGAGTGAATGCCGAGAACGCTCTTGAAACCATTAATAACCATCGACCCAAGACCCCGTGCAGATTCAACAGCGCTGGTGATACGATTACGCACACCATTCACCAAACCTTGCACCATGTTGCCGCCTGCTTCAGAAAGATCGAGCTCCCCGAAAATAAGCCGCTTCAAAGCACGAAATGGTGAAAGCAGTAACTGCAACATCGCAGCGCCCAGACGGACTAAACTTTGCCATAGTGTCTGAAGAATATGCGTCCCAACGTCATCCATGTCGGATGTGGACTTCGCACGGTCATGCAACCACTTGAACGGGTTCACCAGGAAATCAATCAGTGCTACGAACGCCCGTGAAAGCCCATTAGCGAGAGCTTCGACGATTGCAGTAGCAAGATCGACAAATAACCGTGGTGAGTTGAGTACAATCCAAATAAGAGCCTTCACCAGAGCAGCAATGATATCACCACCACTCTTGGGTAACTCCCCTAGGAGCACAACAAATAACTCAACCAGGCTATTCACCAGGGTTCCTATCAGAGTTGGTAGGTCCTTAATGGTCTGAATAAGCCCCTTCAGCATGGTCTTGACGAAACCAGTCAACCGGCTAGGCAAGGTCTTCAGGAAATCAATCAAACCGG